GCACTACAAGGACATAGTGAAAGACGAAAGATTGGTAGATTTATTCTGAGGTACGTATGAGATTAGATAAAGTTTCAAATGCTCTACAAGATTTTGATGAGCTAAAAAAGAAGGTCAAAGATTTTTCTGAAGTACTTCAGAAATTAGAGCATGCTGATGCAAAGAAGAAGATTCTCTGGAAAGAGATTTATGAGAATGCGATAACAGACAGACAAAATGCTCACGTTCTATTTGTAGAGGCATATACAACGATGAGCCAAGGTACAACTGAGCATGCGACGCTGGGATCGACTTTGAGTAAATACCTGGAAAGAATGAACAAAGCGAACGATCAATTACTTAAGCTAGCGGAAATAATGGCGCGCTCTGAAGATGACTTCAATAAGATTAACGCTGACGATTTGTTCGATCAAATTCAAGGATAGTTTTAGATGGCTAGCAACGTAGGAAAAGATGCGGTATCGGAATCGTTAGAGACAAGATCTAGCGTAGCTGACGTCGTCCAACAGCAGGCCACGGCCAGTCCTACACAGACCTTACTTCGAGCTGTAGTGGTGGAAGTACTTTACGATTTAGCTGCCATACCAGATGAGGACATAGAGGAGCTCAAATCGCTAGTTAATGTTCCTGACTTGGTCGCCTCAGCACCACGAAATTCAATCATTGCGAGAGTTACCACTGCCGGCGCTGACAAGAAAGCAGAAGTCGCGAGAGAACAAGTCACAGAGGAAGAACAGCAAAAAGCTGACGAAAACAAAGAGCCGGTTGAGGAAAAAGACGCGATAGGGAAGGTAGGTATACTGGCTTATCCGTTCTTTCCACCTCATCTCTGCATGCCTCTCAAACCTGGAGAGCAAGTCTGGCTGGTCACTGAGTCTCCTGATACACCTTCTAAGATAATGTACTGGATGTGCAGAGTTACAGAGCCAGATCATATAGACGACATTAACTACACTCACTCAGACAGAAAATTTTCTGGATCACTCGCTCCAAAAACATCAAAGGAAAAAGCTGACGCAGCAACTGGTTCATCTGAAAAAACGGACACTTCACCATCAAGCTCTACAGGACAAGCTGAGGGAAAAAAAGAAACATTCGATAAGAATGAAGACGGAATAGATGATCGTATTTTTGGCTTTCCCAATGGAACCGGCGAGGCTGATGGTTACACTTTAGCAGAAGAGTTTGCTTACGAAGAGATTGTCAACTTGGCTTCCGCCTATAATCAGTTTCGTACTCAAGATGTGCCAAGATATACGAAACGTCCTGGTGACCTAGTGCTGCAAGGTTCAAACAATACTCTTATATGCTTAGGCGAAGAAAGAGGATGGCGCCACGATGACAGTCCGGCAGATAGCGAGACCTCAAACGCGACAGAGACAGAAGATCAGCTTACTGAGAAAAAAGATCACGTATGGGGAGCAATCGATATTGTTGCCGGACGTGGCAGGTACAACTGGAGAATGCTGGGTGAAGAAGTCGAAACTTCAACAAGCTCAGAGCCTCTAAGTCCATCCGCTCGCGTCATACTGAACTCTCCAGATGCAGACCAAGGCCGTGAAGCGTGGGTTGAAGTAAACAAGAATCCTCAAGAGTCTGATAACGCAGAGGAGAACAGAAAGGATAACCCGACTGAAGGCGACCCGGATTTCTTTAGCGACGCTGCAAGAATAATAATTTCTCATGGCTCTAAGACGGACGAAAACTTTAATATTGCGGAGATCGGTGCAACTCTTCCGACTCCTATCGGCGAATCGTTCGGTCAATACGATTTGGTGAACAAGGAAGGGGAGTATCCTTCTGCGATCACAACAAAGGCTGATGAGATAAGAGTCATAGCTCGTAAGCTTGAAGCAGGTTCACCTGTAGAAGGAGCACCAGAAATTAATGGTTCTATACGGCTGGTTAAAGAGGGGACACCAGATGGTGATCTCGCCACCATCATGTTACTTCCTGACGGTACTGTACAGATAACTGGCTCTAGAATAGTACTAGGTCGGCATCCTGATGATGGTGGACTGGGTGCCGATAACAAGGGTCCAGGAGAGGGTAATTCTCAACCTTATGTGAAGTACCAGCAGCTAGAAGACTTGTTAACTGCGATGATGAAAGACGTGCAAACATTTTGTGATACAGTGTTGACTCACACAACACCTGGGTATGGTGCTCCATCAGTTCAATTGAATTCAGCTGCAAACGCATTAAAGGCTGCAATGTCTTCCCGTATAGGCGAAATACCAGACTTACAGTCTGAAAGAATATTCGGAGAATAGGAGAGAGAAATGCCATTATCAGTTGCAAAAGTACCGTTAGAGACTCAAATAGCCGCCGCTTTCAAGAGAGTTAGGAATGCTGGCAAAGAAGACGGTGCCAACCCCGACGCTATTATAGACCAGTTGGCTAACGATCTTGCTACAGCTATTAATGCTTATGTTACTCAAGCTGTCGTACAAGTTACACTAGTTAATACAGCTGTAGTCGGAGTAGGCGGTGGTGTTCCAGGACCTGTGGTAGGAACAGGCGTCGGAATAGGTTCTGGGATATTGATATGACAAAACATCACCACTATTTTTGAGCAATGGATATTTATGAGTGGTGGTGGAACAAGTTATGTCAATTGAACGAAGAGTAAATACAAAAACTTACAGTTTCAAATCTGTAGGGAATACAGCCGAGCTAAAGAAGAAGCTCGCGAACTCCGACCTACAGCGTCCACCTGTGGGTATAAAGACTCCCGTTGCTTTGTCTGAAAAGGGCGGAGCTTTTCTGGAAATGCATGATAATTTTCCAGATCAGATACATGACAACTTATTGAACTTGATACTTTGTAACCATGGAGAAAGATTGGGACTACCTGACTTTGGAGCTAACCTGATGGAACTGACGTTCGAACTACAGGAATCAGATACTCAATCTGAAGCGATGTCTAGAATCAACTCTGCTGTTTCAAAGTACATGCCCTACGTTTCTTTAGAGACGTTTACACCGATTATTGATCTGTTTGACAACAAAGAAGTCGCAAAGATCGGAGTCAATTTAGGCTACACCATACCTAAGCTTCGTACCGACCTTCGTCAAATTGAGGTAATTTTGTATAGTGCAGGATGATTGAATGGCTATTGACGCAAAAAAACAATTAAAGAACGCGACGAAAAGAAATTATCTTGCAAGAGATTTTCAATCTTTTAGAAACGAGCTGTATTCACACGCAAAGCTTTTTTTCTCTGACAAGATACAGGACTTTACAGAGCCCGGGTTAGGGGGACTCTTACTAGACATGGCTGCATATGTCGGCGACACCATGTCATTCTATCTAGATCATCAGTTCAACGAGTTAAACTGGTCAACAGCTATAGAGAATAGAAACATCAAGAGACATCTTAGAAACGCAGGTGTTAAGGCTCGTGGCGCAAACCCAGCTGTCGCGATGATAAAGCTTTATTTTGAAGTGCCAGCAGAGACCGTCGACGACGAAATAATACCTAAGAGAAATCTGCTTCCGATAGTCCAAGCGGCGACAACTTTCGTCTCTAAGGATGGTGTACCGTTTTCCCTAACTGCGGATGTTGATTTTTCTGAAAAAGATTCTGCTGGTAATTACCTGTATGACTCTATCGTTGTTGAAACAGATGATGACTCCAATCCTACTTCATTTGTGG